TAACCAAAAAGGAGTAAAACAATGGGTAAAGCGTATAAAAAAAATAAAATGGAAGAGGCTGCTGATAAAATTATTGCAGCATCTAACTTACCAGATGCATCAGATATAAGAAAAGACGTTAAGAAAAAAATGTCTGGTGGTATGGCAATTGGCGGTGGTCATAAAAATTATAAAATGACAGGTATGATGACTGCTAAGTACGGTAAAATGGCAAAAGCAAAATAGGTTAAGGATGAAATGGCTACATCGGGAACTACAAGTTTTAATATCACGATTGATGAAGTTATTGAAGAAGCTTACGAAAGATGTGGCGTAAGAACTAATTCAGGTAATGACATTAGATCTGCTAGAAGAAGTTTAAATCTTTTATTTTCTGAATGGGGCAATAGAGGTATTAACCTCTGGAAAGTTAAATCCGAAACAACTGCTTTTGTAAATGGTCAAATAACTTATAATACTCCAAGTGATTGTAATGATGTTTTAGAAGCTGTTGTAACTACAACAGGTGGTAATCAACAAACTTTAACTAAAATATCTAGATCTGAATACATTGCAATACCTGATAAGACACAAACAGGTACACCTTCTCAGTATTATGTAAATAGACAAATTAATCCAACTATAAGTTTATATCTGGCTCCTGATACGAGCGCAGTGACTAATATATTCTATTACTATCTTGCAAGAATTGAAGATGTGGGTGCATATACTAATACTTCAGATATGCCATTTAGATTCTTTCCATGCATGGTATCTGGATTAGCATTTTATTTATCACAGAAGATTGCACCCGATAGAATACAAGCATTAAAATTATTGTACGAAGATGAATTAAAAAGAGCATTAGAAGAAGATGGACAAAGAACATCTGTTTACATCACACCAAATGTTTATTACCCACAAGGATCGTAATGGCTTACGCTAAGGGTAAATATTCACAATCCATCTCAGATAGATCAGGACAAGCTTTTCCATATAAGGAAATGGTTAAAGAATGGAATGGTTCATGGGTACATATTTCTGAATTTGAAGCAAAACATCCACAACTTGATCCAAAGCCACACATGGCAGATCCTCAAGCATTATGGAACGCAAGACCTCAAAGATCTTCACCCGTAACAGTATACTTAGATCCTCAATATTGGGATGGACAATTTACATCAAATGGTATGCAACCTTCTACTGATGCATTAGAAGAAAATAATAAAAGACAGTTAGGTACAAGAGTTGGAAAGGTAACAATTAGTATAACATAATGGCGACTTATAAATTTTATTATTCAACAACTGAAATAGCGTCTTTAGAAGAAAATTATGAGTCTTCTGAAAATATAAAAAATGTTGAAACGCCTTTTAGAAATGACAAAGGTAATGTAGAATCTATAACAAGAATAGATATATTAGCTGACCCTGATCAAATAAATACAGATGAAGCTTTAGGATATACGAGGACATAATGGCAATAAGTTATTCAAATTTTTTAACACAAGTGAGAAATTACACAGAAGTAGATTCAAATGTACTATCAGATACATTAATTGCACAGTTTATTAGAAATACAGAATTAGGTATTGCAGGTGCTGTTGACTATGATGAAACAAGAAAATACGCGACATCCTCATTTACAGCAAATAAAAGATATTTAATAATGCCTGCTGATTTTTTAATTATTAGATCACTACAGGTATTTTCTACAACTGATCAAACAGGTGATCGTAACTTTATGGAGAAGAGAGATACAAGTTTTATATCAGAATATAATAGTTCTGGTGCTACAGGTATACCAAAATATTATGCTAATTGGGACGACAATAATGTCGTTGTAGCTCCTACACCAGATCAAGCATATGCGGTTCAATTAAATTATATTATTGATCCTCCTGGATTCACTGCTTCTAATACAACTTATTTATCACAATATCAGGAATCATTACTGCTACACGGTGTTTTGACTGAGGCTTTTTCTTATTTAAAAGGACCTATGGATATGTACAATTTATATAAACAGAAGTATAATGAAGAGATACAAGCGTTTGCTCTTCAACAAATGGGTAGAAGAAGACGTGCAGAATTTGATGATGGTGTGCCACGAGTACAAGTGCCTTCACCATCACCGTAAACATTAAAGGAGATTAATTATGGCAATAGACCAAGCGGTATGTAATTCATTCAAAAAAGAACTATTAGACGGAGTGCATGATTTAGAATCAGGCGGAGACGCGTTTAAACTAGCTTTATACAAATCAACAGCTACGATCAATGCGGCAACTACTTCTTACACAACTGGAAATGAGGTTTCAGATACAGGACAGTATGTAGCGGGTGGTTCTCAACTTCAATCACAACAAACATCCGTTGCATCAGGAGTTGCAATTGCAACTTTTGCAAACTTATCATTTACTGGAGTAACTTTATCAGCTGAAGGGGCTTTAATTTACAATAGTACAGAAGGTAAAAAAGCAGTTTGTGTATTAGATTTTGGTGGAGTTAAAACAGCAACAGCTGGAACATTTACTATTCAGTTTCCTGCATTTACAACATCGGCAGCAATACTAAGAATTAGTTAAGGAGATTAGATGGCACTTGTCATTAACGATAGAGTTAAAGAGACAAGCACCACTACTGGAACGGGAACGTTCGACTTGGCTGGTGCTTCTCAAGACTTTGTTTCATTTGTATCGGGTGTAGGTGACGGTAATACTACGTATTACTGTATCACGAATACTGGAACAGATGAATTCGAAGTTGGCGTTGGTACAGTTACCGATGCTGCAACAGATACTCTATCAAGAGACACGGTCATAAGTAATTCTTTAGGTACCACAGCTAAAATTGATTTTGGTATAGGGGAAAAAGAAGTATTTTGTACTATCCCTGCTAAGAAAGCAATTTCACCTGTCATGGAAGCAACAGGCTATGTTGTAACTCATGCATCAACATTAGATCAAGATCAAACTCTAGATTCAGGCGTACTAGCAGGACCAGTAACTATTACTGGAACACAAACAGTAACAGGAACATTGGTAATTATTTAATGAGTAAAATAGAAGTTAATGCAATCGAACCACAATGCGGAACTAATTTAACAGTTGGTGCTTCTGGTGATACGATAACTTTTCCTTCTGGAACTACTGTTGTTAATAATGGTAGTCAAACAGGTTTTGGAAGAACTGGAACAGTTGATTGGGACACTACAGCAAAGACTGCTAGCTTTACTGCTGTAAGTGGTAATGGTTATTTTGTAAATACTACATCTGGAGCTATTACTGTAACGCTTCCAGCGTCACCAAGTGCTGGTGATATAGTAGCGGTATCTGATTATGCACAAACTTCAGGTACAAATAATATTACATTAGCAAGAAATGGGTCTAATATAGAAGGAGATTCTTCTGATTTAGTGCTTCGAAATAATGGTATTTCAATGACATTTGTTTATGCAGATGCAACAAAAGGTTGGAAAGTAGTAAATGCTGGATCCGAATCAGATAAAGAACCAGTTCCAGAATATATTGTTGCTACAGGAGGAACAATTACAGAATGTGGAGATTATAAAATTCATACCTTTACAGGGCCTGGAACTTTTACAGTTTGTTCTGTTGGTAATCCTTTCGGATCATCAACAGTAGATTATTTAGTAGTCGCTGGTGGTGGCGGAGGGGGTGCAGCATGTGCTGCAGGTGGAGGAGGTGCTGGTGGCTATAGGGAGTCATCAGGAGCAGCTTCTGGTTGCTACACTGCTAGTCCTTTAGGAGCTTGTGTTAGTGCTTTACCAGTTTCAGCATCACCTTATCCAATAACTGTTGGTGGTGGGGGTTCTGGAGGAGCAGAGTCTACTACTTCGACTCCAGGTAATAATGGGTCAAATTCAATTTTTTCATCTATCACATCTGCAGGGGGTGGCTACGGAGGAGCTAATCCTCAACCTGGTAATTCAGGTGGATCTGGTGGTGGAGGTGCTCATTTTTCAGGTGCTTTAGGATGTGGAAATACTCCTCCTGTAAGTCCACCTCAAGGTAATAACGGAGAGAATGCAACAACACCTTCTGGAACAACGACAGATGATGGCGGAGGCGGAGGCGGTGGTGCTGGTGAAGCTGGTGGAACCGATCTTGCAGCCGAGGGTGGTGATGGTGCAACCACTTCAATTAATGGCTCATCAACAACTTATGCTGGTGGTGGTGGAGGAGGAACAAGAAATTTTCCTCAAACACAAAGTCCTTCAGTGAGAGTTGGAGGTGCTGGTGGTGGCGGTGACGGTGGCGGAGGTCCAACTTATCCTAGACCATCTGCTGCGGGTACAGGTGGTAATGGTACAGCTAATACTGGTGGTGGTGGAGGTGGTGGTACAAGAACAGCTCCAAACCAACCAAGCCCTAACCCAGTTGGAGGAGGTGGATCTGGTGGTAGCGGAATCGTAATAATAAGGTATAGATATCAATAATTATGGCAAGTGAAATAAAAGTAAATAATATTAAAGATACATGCGGGACAGCCGTTATTACTAAATGTGGTGCAACACATACAGTAACTGCGGAAGTTTATAAAGCAAACACAATTCAAGATACAAGTGGAAATGCTTATCTTGCAAAATGTGGTACGACTGTAACTCTAGGTGGTTGTGGTCAAACAATAGAATTAGCATCAGGTGCATCACAAACAGGATTCGGTAGAACAGGAACAGTAGACTGGGATACAACAGCTAAAACAGCATCATTTACAGCAGTGAGTGGAACAGGGTATTTTGTAAATACGACTTCAGGTGCTATAACTTTAACTCTCCCAGCTAGTCCAAGTGCTGGAGATATTGTAGCAGTAAAAGATTATGCAAATACATTTGATACAAATAATGTAACATTAGCTAGAAACGGATCTAATATTGGTGGAAGTGCTATTGATGGAACTTTATCAACTGAAGGAATAGCTGTTACATTAGTTTATGTAGATGCAACAAAAGGTTGGTTAGTAACAGATTCAGGTTTACAATCGGAAGCACCAACAGCACAATATATTACAGCAACAGGAGGAACAGTTACTTGTTGTGGAGATTACAAAATTCATACGTTCACAGGACCTGGTACTTTTACAGTAACTTGTGGAGGAAATGCAGCAGGATCAAATAGCGTTGATTATGTAGTAGTCGCTGGAGGAGGTGGTGGTAGTAAGACTTGTGGTGGTGGCGGTGGTGGAGCTGGAGGTTATAGAGAAGGTTATAATCCAGGTTCTTATACGGCAAGTCCATTAGCAACAACAGCTTTACCAGTTTCAGCATCACCTTATCCAATAACTGTTGGTGGTGGTGGTACATACGGTCCAGCTTGTTCACCTGCAACTGATGGATCTAGTTCAATTTTTTCATCAATAACATCTACTGGTGGTGGCGGTGCTGGAGGTTTTCTACTAGCAGGAAGAACTGGTGGTTCAGGTGGTGGTGGAGGAGGAAGAGAACCTGCTGCGACAGGTGGAGCAGGTAATACTCCTCCTGTAAGTCCTCCTCAAGGTCAACCAGGAGGAGCTGCTAAAACTGAAGCTAGTCCTGTGAATGATGCTGGCGGTGGCGGTGGCGGTGCTACTGCAGCTGGAGGAATTGGTTCTAATGTTCCAGCTCCAGCTCCTCCATCTCCATTCGGAAAAGGTGGTGATGGTGCTACAAGTTCAATTAATGGAACACCAACTACAAGAGCTGGTGGTGGCGGTGGTGGAGCAGAAGCGTGTGGTGGTGTAGCAGGAGATGGTGGTTCTGGTGGCGGTGGCCAAGGTGGAGGTCCTTATGCACCAAGTAGTAATGGAACACCAGGTACAGCAAATACTGGCGGAGGTGGTGGTGGAGCTAGAGTTGCTACTGATTTAGGTGGAGCAGGCGGTAGCGGAATTGTAATTATTAGATACAAATATCAATAATATTTATGTGTTTACTAAAATTTAAAATTAATATATAAGGAGAAACATTATGGCACATTTTGCAAAACTAGGAGCAAACGGAAAAGTTATTCAAGTATTAACACTTGATAATGACAATATGTTAAATGCTGATGGAGTTGAAGACGAAGCAGTAGGTCAACAATATTTAGAACAACACAATAATTGGCCTGCACAAATGTGGATTCAAACTTCTTACAACACATCAGGCGGACAACATAATAATGGTGGAACTGCATTTAGAGGAAACTATGCAGGGATTGGTTATACTTGGGATGAAGATGATCAAATCTTCTGGCCTAAAAAACCTTATGCTTCATGGGTAAAACATAATGCATCTGCATCTTGGAAATCTCCAATCGGTGATGCACCTGCTTTAACTCAAGAACAACAAGATCAAAATACAGCTGGAACTCACAGATGGGGTTACAACTGGAATGAAGAAACTCAAGCCTGGGATTTGACAAATAGTCTAGCATAATATATATCTGGTGGTGGTATGCAAAAGAAAGTTTTAACAGAGCAAGCTTTATACTTCGGTGATGTTTCAATGCCTAAAGGTTTTGAAATAGATCGAGATAAATTATCAGGCGACATTTTACAATCTACATTTACTGATTCAGAGTTTCC